GACCGGCCATCTCAGTGCAGAGGTAGCCTAAGATTCGTGGGTCTGGATTTGGTTCTTGCTCAGCAAGTTGGGCGTAGAGGATTTCGAGGTTTCGATCTGGGCTGTGCTTCCCTGCTGGCTTGTGATGCTTGACGACCAAGCCATCCACAAACATCTGCGTCTCCTGGAAGCCGTCAGCAACCATGACCTCGTGAATTTTACCGATCCACTTCCAGCCACGATTTGGTAACTCATCCTGGAGACGAACTAACCGTTCACGGACGAGATAACAGATGCAGTTGTCGTTCTCGTCTCGCGCGTAGTCATACCCGGCGTAGAAAGCATCAACGTTAGGAAACTTGCGGATAAGAGTCTGAATCTGGTCGGCCCCGACTAGTTCATCATCTCCATCAAGCCACAGGAAGTAGTCGCCTTTAACTGCTTCTAGGACTCGATTGCGGGCAGCTGAGAAGTCATGCACCCACTCGATATCGAAATATCTGATGGGAGTATGGCCGGCTTCAACTACTTTGTTCCATTCTTTGATGATTTCAAGGGTGTTGTCAGTGGACTCCCCAGCCAGGCCGATCACGATCTCCTGGACGTGGGGAGCCACCGACTCTAAGCACTTCTTCAGAGTGCGACCCTCGTTACGAACAATCATACCGAGGGATACATTGAAGGTCATTGCCGCCGCCTATCCTTTCGAAAGTACTCCGAAGAGTACGAATGCAGTCCCTAGCGAACTAGGTAACGATAGCTCCCACGATCCCGCGCCACTCGACCCCAACGAAGTTGTAGTCGTGGCGAATCTTCCACTTGATCTCGTCGTACTCGAAGGAGTACGGGTCGTTGCCGCCGAGGACGGCGCGAACCCCTGGGTCCTTCAGGCCGATGAAAGGAGTGGTCTGACCGTTGAGGTTGAGAGCAACGATCGGAGCGAGGGCGCCATTCGGGTCGACGAGAACGTAGTAGTTGTTCGCGTCAGTGAAGTAGGGCTCAATGATGATATCACTGAAGTAGCCCTGCATCAGGTTAGCTTCCAGCTGGCTCGAGCCGTTGGGAAGCAGTGCGTTCTCGTTGATGGCCTTGGCAACGTAGCGGAGCTCAGTCGGGATCAGGAGGGTTCGACCGGCCTCAGGCGAGACGATGGTGAAACCCTCGTCGTCCGTCATGTCGTCGAACTTCAGATCCAACGTCTGAAGATCAGCCATGCCAGTGGTGGTTGCCGCGAGAGCCGTTGTGACGCGGTTCCCGTGGGCATTGCTGATCAGAGCATTGCCATCCCAGATGGTCGGATTGCTCTGCAGCGTGTCGATGGCCGCTTTCTTGCTCATCGTGCGAGCAAGCGCCTCAGCTGCCAGAGTCGGCAGATCTGAGATCTTGTTGAGACGGTCGGAAATGACGAGCTGCCGAGTCACGGCGAAGGAGGCTCCCCACTCCCGAAGTCGCATCGGGGGGCCAGGGAATTCCTTCAGAGCAATCTCGGTATACTCACCGTTCAGAGCCTTCTCAGGGATGTCCGGGAAACGTCCAAACCGACTAGACGTATACAGCTCGAAGTCCTCGAGAGACATCGGGCGAGTATAAGCCGGCCACTTCCCCTGGATCTCCTCGAACCGACCGAGGAAGCTATGGCGGATGAAGGAGTTGATGTACGTCGGGAAGTCACTGACGGACATCGCTTCCTGGGCGTCCAGTTCGCCGCGATCGAGAGCCTCGCGGGCCTCGATGTAGGCGTCATAGAGCCGAATGTGCTTACCGGGTGCGAGACCTAATCCCACCTAACTAACTCCCTCTACTAATACTGGTTCTCAGGCCCGAAGAGAACAACACGCGCGAGTGAGGCACTGACCGCAGCCGTTGCCCAGAGTTCCCCGATTGCCACAGCGGACGCTGCCAGAGAGGCCGTATTCTTGTAGAGCGTTAGTCCTGAAGCGGCCGCATCAGGCACCGCATAAATCTTCGCTCCTGGAAGAGCGATAGACGCGTCGAACTGCGCGTTCGGAAGATCCCAAACGCCATCAAGAATGATCATATGGAGGCGGCCGGTAGCGCCAATCAGGGCGTTATCCTGCGAGACGCCGTAGAAGCCCCCATTGAAGATGAGATATTCCTTCGGATAAGCAACCGTCGGGGTGAAGTCCCGCCGACGACCAGCCTGAACGAATGTCCGAGCCATTTATTCATTCTCCTTAGAAGCATCACCAGTCTTCTTGGACTTCTTCGGGCCCATGAAGAACGACTCAACAGCTTCTCGTGCACCCACCAGTGATGTCGCAAGCTCGCCGCCCTCAGAACCTGACGAACCCATTCCTGAGACTCGCGGGCCAGCGCCAGCTTCCTTAAGCTCGAGCTTGGCCTCGTCAACGGCTTCCTTGACATCCGCCTCGACGAACTCAGTCTCTCCAAGGAACTGGGTGACGATCCGAGCCTGCGTACGAGCCGGAAGCCCGGACTTACCGACGTAATCCTTCGTCGCCTTGGAGGCGGCAGTGATCTTGTCGGACTGCTCCTGGAACTCGCGTCGATCACTCTCGATGGCTTCCTTTACCATCTTGGCGATGTCGGCCTTGCTGAAAACTGCAGGCTTCACCTTGCCCTTGTTCCCCTCGCCGCCCTCATCCTCGTCATCATCGGGCTCGTCATCCGGACCCGCTGATTCCTTGGCTGCAAGGATGGCCGCGTAAATCTCCGGGGCCTTCTCCTTAAGAAGGTCCGGAGTGATCTCGCTCCACTCCACGTCGTCTGCTCCTTCGCTCTCGCGTGCGAATTTAAGAATTTCGCCGCCGGCTGCTGGGTAAACTACCCAATCCACAGACTTGGCGTCGACAACCTGCTGGACCTTCTCGATGCTCTCCTTGCCCTCCCGAACGTAACTAACTCGGATGCGGTGGTCGGCAGAAAGGCCGATGTGCTTTTTCGCCCGTTGGGCGTAGTTGAAGAATTCCTCATTGAAGAATTCAACGTCACCCTCGATCGCATCCTCTCGAGCGTTGTACGTTGTGCCTTCAACTGCTGAGACTAGCTCAGTGATCTTGCGCTTAAGAGGAGTCTGATCACTGTGATCGACATACATCCTGATGCCGTTGTAAACACCCTCTTTAACAGCTCGGCGAAGAGCAGTAGAGGTGTAGTCACGATTCTTGCCTTTGGCGCGACCAGACTTGATGATTCGCACGTGTGCGGTCATCTTCCCTGTGGTTTCGTCCTTGGCAAACTCGGCCTCAGAAACGTCGAGGATCAGATTGTGAACCTGAATGGGCTGATCCATATCCTCCTCTACAGCTTTCATGATAGTTGCGCAGTATGCCTTAGGATCTTTCTTTCCAGAATTCTTCCTAACGCACTCAGCGAAGTTTTTGTATTCACCGAATGGCATTACTCAGACTCCTGCTCCTTCGGCATCGAAGGTCCCGAGAGTCGTCGAACGCCATTCTTTGTCAGCTGGTACTTCCCGCCGTTGGTCGTTGCGAAGGTACGACGCTGAACGTTGTGACTGTCAACGTCAGCTGCATCATAACCAGAGAGACGCAAGAATCGATCTAGAAGATCTTCTGACTTGATCTTCTTCATTGGCTGCTCAGCCTTAACCGCCGTCTCTGAGGGCTTGGGATCTCCCTTGGGATCTGCTGACGTCGGGGTCTCGGGGTTGGTATCGGTATCAGTTGACACGATTACATCCTTTCTTCGACTTCGAGTGCTGGGCCTTCGAGCCGGATGAACTTGCCATCTTTGAGTTGGTACTTCCCGCCATTCCTGGTCAGAAAGATACCAGTCTCGTAGTTCAAAGCTAGTACATCTTCTGGGCCATAGCCACTCTCATTAAAGAACTGACTTCGAAGCTTTCTCTTCGCTTCGTTTAACTCAGGTTCGGAGAGCAGTGGGTGGAGACTCATTCAAAACCTCCAATAAACGACCTCTCAGTCGCCTTGAAAGATCCTCATTAGGTAGTTCAATACCAGATTGTAGAGCGATGGTGCATCCACAGCGGGTGAAGCCCAGACAGACCGAACCATCACTGGGATAACCAGGAAGTGACGGCAATCCTAGACCCCCATATCTATCTTTCTGGTATGGACCACTCAATGAAGCTTGAATGCACTCAAAGCAGTGCTCTGTGGGTCCCAGTCGCCATCTATATGGTCCCTGAGGCATTGCCTCCAATCGTCCCCGCTCGAAGATGCCCCTGAGGGCAAGCAGATAGAGACCTGCACGAGAAACAGGAAGCAAATCCAGCTGACTAGAAGCAGTATCAGCAGCAAGTTTGCGAAGAAAACCCGTTTCACTGTCCAGTTCCTCATCCAGGATGTTCATATCTCTAGTCGTTAGGGTATAGAACCCAAATATTGACATCGCGCCTAGTGAATAGGCTCGGTAATATCCGGTTCTAATGATACCGCTAGAGCGACTAACGAATCTTGAAACACTAACATCACCGGAGGCAAGATCATCAATGAGGTATAACAATCCACTGCGTAGTCGTCGTGCAGCAGCCATGAAAGATCGTTCAAGTACTCTTCCATCGGTAATACCAAAGGTAGAGCTTGTAGTGTGAAGGAATGGCGCATTGGGCTTGTTGTATCGTTGAAATGGACTCTCACGCCGGTTTCGGACCATTCGCGGCCTTCTCGCCCTTGCCAGAAGCTAATCGCTTAAGATTCGGGTTCATCCCGGCGTTTGGTACGTCACCGGCCACAGGAGGCTGATCGGCGGCCAGGTCCATCATAGCCTGCTGTTGTTCAACTCTCATGGCTTCAGCACGTGCCATCTCCGCTTCAATCTGTGGCATGATGCCGTTGATGTTGGCAATGCCCATAATCGAAAGGCAAGCCTGGATGGCTTCGCGCTTCACCACCATGTTGTTCGGTGCAATATCACGAATGATCTGCGACCAGGAAGTGGTGTACTTCACAACATCTTGAGAGATGATTGGTGGGAATGTGAAGCCGATTCGATCCAAGATCTCTTCGATCTCACTGTCTTTCTTGTCCTTCATAGCAATCTGGAGGACGTACTCGAACCAACCCAGTAGGAAGTCTTCAACGAACTGTTGCCAGTCCTCGAAGGACTTCACCATCGGCAGTTCCATCGACTGAGCTGTTGCCAGGTTGGCATCTCCGCCTTCACCGAAGTAGTGAAGCATCATGCCAACGCCAGAACCAGCAGACATCAGGAGTAGTCGAGCATCCTCTTTGGCGTTCAGAGCTCCTGTGTCAGTCTTCATCCATTCCAGGTCGTTGGCCTGGTTCGTATCGTAGATGGCACCTGGCACTGGCTGTGTCAGTTTGCGGAGCTCGGAGCCTTCATTACCGAGGCTTTCCCCCACAGGGCGTCCACCAAAAGTTCCGCTGAAACGTGCAACGGTAGATGGACCACCCTTGATCTTTCGAATGAAGGAGATAGCGTTGGCCGCGGCATTGATTGAAGCCCGACCCTCCATGAACTCACGGAAGACTCGGAACCACTCTCGAGAGGCGTAAAGCTCAGAAACCCCTCGAGTACCTGACTTCGACTCCACCTCATTGATCATGATGTGCCGAATAGTTGGCACTTCAATTTTCGAGCGTGGAACCTTCAGGCCCTTAAGCAGGTCTGTCTTATCTTCCTCACGAATTCGGTAATCCCAGTAGTACTTGGTGATGGGCTTATTGTCGATCGGCTTCATCGTCTCAGTCTTGCCATCATATTCTTGACGGACGTACTGACGACGATAGAAGACCGGCTGGAGTCGATTATCCGGATTGTAGAGGATCAGGTTAATCTCTTCCAGCGGGATGACGCTAGTTTTGAGGTATGGTTCTGCCTGAGCAGGGAAGCATGCGTAGAATTTCTCGCCGTCTGTGGTGATGTCGTCGAGCATCTTCTGCATCGACTTGTGAGTTGTAAATGCTAGTTTGTTGTCTCGGTCGTTCCAGAAGGAGTCGAGAATTGCCTTCTCCGGGGGCTCCGCCTGCGAGGAGATGATTTGCTCCTGCCGAGACCTCGCCGCACGCGGAAGCTGCACGAGCTTTGTGGGAGGCGGAGCATGTCCGTTCGACCCACTGGGTGGCGGCAGCTCCTCAGCAGGAGC